GCTTGAAATAATTCAGGGTATCTTAAATAGTGTCAAAGAGAGCCCAATCTTAAATCAACTCGTCATGAACCAAGAGATATCACAAGCCTTATCTCTCAATTCTAAGAAAGCAAAACATTTCTTCAAGACTAAAGGAAGGCATGGCATGAGCTACAATAGATGCTTTATGACACTATCACAGGTTGGCTCAAGAGGGTCTCTTTTGATTGCTAATTTGAGCACAGTCGAAGGGAATGATCAGAATTGTCAATACAACACTATCTCATTACCTCATGCAAACTGTTCTGTTCAAGAACTGTGTCGAGAATCATATAAAGGTGGTCAATGGGAATCAATGTCTCCAGCCGATCTTGATTGGTTTGTCAATCATGGTTATAAGGCACTCTCAATCATAACTATGGACGTTGAAAGAGCACTTGTTAATAGAAATGCACTAGAGAGAAGCCTCCTTGTGTCAAAAAGGATACTCTCCTTATCTTTATTCATGTCAGAAAATAGTAGCAAGTTTTCAATGATGTCTGAGATGATCAGGTACATATTCATAAACTCGACAGGGGTTTCTAATGGTTTAGCAAAAATGTTTGATAAAAGGTCTTGGTACCATGATAAGTCTTTTAGTGGATGGCTCTATGCTAATAGGATGTTGAAATTAGGCATAGCTTGTCAGCAGATGAAAGGACTTCATGGGAAATTGAAGGAGATTGAAGATTTCGACATAAGGACTGAGCATTCAAGTAAAGTTCAGGAGAAACACTTTAGCAAGAATCTTACACACAAACTTTTCAACATAGCTTTTCCTCATGAGACTTCTTGCATACCTTCTGACACTAACGTGTTTAATTCATTTTACATATGCAGGATGTTGACCATGTTCAGGCACAATGATATTCAGAGTCAGGCCCAAGTGGTTATAAAACAAATTGAATCTAGAGAGAAATATGCTAAAGCGCAAAAGAAAAGAATCCTAGTGAATGGGAGAGAGAAAAAGTTTAACTATGAAGAATTGATCAAGGAGGATTTAGCAAACCTTAGGAACATACTGGAAATTAAAAGGGAAGATTCTGAGGTAACTGTTGATGAAGAAGGATTTGAGGTGCACACCAATAAGAGAAATGCAAGGCTAAGGCTTTATCTTGTGACCATGTGCACAGATAAGATTAGGATGGACAATTGTGGGATCTTTTGTCCTAATCCGGCCTGGGTGATTCTCCAAACACTTATGGGGACTTATCAGGCTGCTGAGAATGACTCTAAGACTTTCAATCCTGGGAAAACATTCGGATTTGTCTCAAAAAAGTTGTACAAGTTGGGTAGAGCTTGTATAGATTTCAAAATCTCAACAATCATGAACAACAGAGGGTCTGCTTTAGACACTAGTAATGGGATAGTTCCGTTCAAAGGGAGAGAACAAAAAATCACAGAAAGAAGACAAATTTATCTAAAGAAACAAAAGTTGATGAATCTTCATAAGAATATCGAGAAGAAGAAAAGAGAGAGAATTGTTGAGGAGGAACTAAAGAACTTCAAATATGACCCTGAAAAAACAGAAAAAAGAGTGCCAAGACTCGGGGCGAAGTGCTGGTATACAGTTATGGTAAATTCATTGAGAGCTTTCAGAGGGGAGATGGAGGAAAGAGAGGCTGATTATAATAGTGACTCAGGGTTTAAACCTCATAAGCAGCTTAACGAGGAAGATTATTTGGAGGCTTCAAAATGTCCTGATGCTGGCATGTTTCTAGTGTATCACAACATTATCTCCAAAGAGATTTATTTTTTTAGAATGGTCCACAAGGATCAGATAGGTCCTAGAGAGATTGCTATCATGAATTCTCCATGCAGGGTGGGATGCGCATTTGTAGAATACTTGACTGATGAAGTGAGGAGGATCAATCAACGGCATGGAGATTACACAAACTTGATAAAGCACCCTAATGTTAACCTCAAGATATCAGAAGCTTATGCTAGAATAGAAGCCAGAAAATCAGGTAAACATAAAGAGAATGTGATATATGACAGTGCAGATTGCACCAAGTGGGGACCTTCAATGCTTGCTCCAAACTTGTATTTTTGTTTAGCTATGAGAACATCTGATGCCACACTTAGAAATGCTATTAGAAGTATCCTAAGAAGGTTCTCAAAGAAGAAATTCATGATGCCTAAGGGCCTCTCTGAGAGTTATGAGAAATTCAAAAACTTCCTAAAGACAGAGAATCCTGATCTGGAGGACATTAAAAACACAGATACCACCAGATTATTCAAGAAACTACATTCTTTAGAAGAGGTATACAAGAATGTCGATTTCAATGTTCCTGATAACACAAGAATAGCTAATCCTGCTATGCATTACATAGAATGCGCTGAGGGGATGGCACAAGGTATCTTTAATAGTTTATCTTCACTCTACGGCTCAGATTCTCTGAGGCTCAGCAGATGTCTAACTAGACTTTACTATTCAGATGCTAAGAAGGATTATATGGATAGCTTGAATAATATTGAAAGCTTTGTGACAGTCAGCCCATTTGTGACTTCTGATGATTACATAAGGATGTTTAGTGTTAAAAA